CCCACTGTGTCATAATTTCCAGAGGTGTGTCAAAATGACTCACATTGGCAAAAAGTGTAAAAGGGGGTTGACAGAATGACAGATTGACAGAATGCAAGCTGGAGCTTGCAAGATTGTAGGGCCGGCAAGATTTTTTAGGCCCGCCTAACAATCAGGCTGTTTGCAATGGCTATCACTTGCAGACTGTTGCAGTCTCAAGCAAGCGATAGCTTGCAGGCCCTAGCAATCGGTATGCATGAAGCATGCAAGGGGGCGGCCACCCCCCGCCACTTTGTGGCGAAGAGGACTAAAGGCACCCACCCCTACTGACCATTTTTCAAAATCGGGCAAGGCCCGAGGGAGCCTCAGGACAAAAATAAAAATAAAAAATAAAAAATGGACAAAAAAAGAGCCACAGCAGCTCAATGCCACTGTGGCTCAGCCTGTCGGCTGAAACTTTAATTATTTACAAACAGGAAGGCGGAGCTTTCAGCTTTGCAGCCGCCTCCGCAAGATGCGGTTTGCTTCCTCCAGGTCAGCGACCTGCTTCTGCAACTCCTTGGCATCGGCAGGCTCGGCAGGAGCTGCCGTCTCCTCATAGGGAGGCTTTATGTCGTCGATGACCTGCTGCTTCAGCTTGACTACCTCCTCCAGCCTCTTGACCTCTCCCCCTTTCAGCTTGACTGCCTCCAGGAGAGTGAGCTTCTCATCCACCAGGTCGGTGTATTTGTTTGCGGTTCCGTTGTATTTGTCCACAACATCGGTGTACGCAGCTTTGAGGTCGGTGAGCTCCCGAGATACTTTGTTGAAATCCTCAAGCAGGCCCTGATAAGCTGTTTGGGTGTGGGCCAGTTGCTCCCCTTCAGAAAGGGGGATTCCGCCTGTTGGTAACTCCTGTTTGGCATCATCCTCAGTGGCTCCCTGTTGGTCGGTAGTCTTGGGGTCTGGGCTCTCGCTGTTCATCTCCTCCAGTGTCTCCTCCAGGGTCTCCTTGAACGCCTCCGTCACTATCTCCGTCGCTTCCTCCTCCAGCCCCTCCGGGTAGGTTCTTGTCTCCCCCTGTTGGGGGTTCTTGAACATTGCCTCCTTCTCCTTGTTTGTCATCTCTTTGTCCATCACCTTTCTCCTCTCCAGGCCTTGCCTGGGGTTTAATTTGAAGGTCTTCCATAAGGAAGCCCTTATACTCGCCTCTCGTTCCTCTGTGACATCCCCCAAGCTGGGAGAATCCCCCAAGCTGTCCCAGGACATCTATAAACAGCCCAACCGTTGCTTCTTCCCCCTCCCTGCTTTGGAAATTGAGCACCCGCAGGCTCAAGTCAGGAGACTTGATGTAGAGCTGGAGGGTCACCGGCCACTCCGAGGGAGTGACGGCTTTGCCGGCGGCGAGAGCCTCAGCTCGCTGCTCCTTGGTCCTTGTATCAATCCTCTTAATGCCTGCTGAGTGGAACCACTCCATGTCAAAGACGTAGTTCTCTACGAAAATCAATTTATTCATACTGTCGTTCCTCCTATCGCTTTAATTCTTTACAAACAGGTTCGATGTAAGGCATCGGTGGCCTGTCAACGTCAAAAATCCCCAGGAGGGGCTTGAGGCCCTTGTCCACACCGTAGGCAAGACCTCCTTGGTCGTCAATCTGTTTCAACACTTCCCACTCCAGCCTTTTGAACGCATAGGCTCTTCCTGCAAACTGTTGGATTTGCGTTCCCACTGGCATGTCGCAAAACTTATTCTGAGCGTTCATAATCATCATGGTGTCTGAGAAGATAGCCACATGGCTGACCTTGTCCCCAAGGTTATCCCACCAGAAGGCCAGATAACCTGGCTTCGGCAGGCCCTCAACTGACAAGGTCAATTTCTTCTCGATGTAGTCAGCGGCCACCCGAATCTTAAACCCCATGAGCCAGAGGGCCCAGCAAACACTGCCAGAGCAATCAGTCCCTCCAATAACTTCGTTGCCCCAACCGTACCTACTCCCCCACAAGAGTCTTGCCAGATATGCAAGTCTGGCGTCTTGATCCATCGTCTTCAAATGCCCCCTGATGAGAGCAATGAACTTCTGATTCACCGTCATTGTATTTCAACTCCTCCGTGCCTACGGCAGGCACCCCTTCACAAACTAAAAGAGGGAGACAACCCGCAGGCCATCTCCCTCTCCCCCCACCCCCTTCCCTTTCCCTCTCGATTTGTTGCAGGCAGGCACTGCCTCCCCGTCGATCCGTGTCCGGTCGTTCTGACACGCCTTCCCGAAAGAAGAAAAAGAAAAAAGAAGAAAGCATCTTCAGGTTATCATATAATCGAAAAAATGTCAAGAAAAACCTTGACTTTTCCTGGGAATCATGTATTATAGAGATAGTGGAGATAGGTGAGATATGGGAGATTTATTGCCAGTTGCATTAGAGGATAGTCAAGATGCTGTTGAGCCCAATCCTTATGCACCTTTGCTTGATGAGGCCAGGTCAACCCTGCGCCAGATTATGCTGAACTCAGGTGACAATAAAATCCGTGTTAGCACTGCCACTGAAATCTTAGACCGGGGTGGCGAGACCAAGAAGCCGTCATCAGTTGCCGCTGCCCCGCAAATACTAATTAAGGATTCACAAGTTCAGTTACTTGTGAGAGCGGCTAAAGAGGCCATTGAATGACACACTTGAAAAACGACAGGAGAACAATTTGCCCACATTGCTTGAAAGGGACACTGTCCCCCAGCAGGCTCGGGATGAGGTGTACAAATTGTGGGAGAACGATCGGATATCTGGAAGCGATGTCTCTGCGGACAAAGAGCTCCGACAGGTTTACAGAGACCTCGGCAGAAGAAGTTTGTACTTCTTCACCAAGGGGATCCTTGGTTACCCAGACCTGACGAAGAGAACCCATTTAGAGTACTGCCGGTTCCTACAGAATATCAATACTCGGGCTACTATAGACCTTCTCCCACGGGGTTGTTATAAAACGACCTGTGGGACTCTTGGGTTCTCACTTTGGTATCTTCTCACTCAACGTAGGGACGACTCATTACTGATTGCCAATCAGATCGCTGGTAATGCTGAGTTAATGCTCGTGGAGATTGAGGGCCATGTGGACGGTTCCAACTCTATGATAAATTGGCTTTACCCCGAGGCCATTAAGCCCGGCGATCGTTGGAAACCTTGGTCGAGTGAGCAGATGCGATTGCCCACCAAGGAAACTGACATTGGCACTCCCTGTTCAGTGATGACGATTGGTGTTGGTACTAAAGCTGAGTCTCTTCACTTTCACATTATTATAAACGATGACCTTATCGGTGAAAAAGCTATGGCATCGGAGAGGGAGATGCTCAATGCTATTGCGTGGCATGACTACTCCGTGTCTCTCTTTGTGTCCCCTAAAACAGGAATTGAGAGAGTTCATGGGACAAGGTGGGACCTCTCCGATCTTTATTCTATCCTTCTCAAGAATCCTAAGTATAAACGTTTCATTAAAGCTGCTAAGGACCCTGAGACTGGTGAGTTGTTCTTCCCTGAGGTCCTTGATGATGAAACTCTCAGGGAGATCAGGGAAGTCAACTATGCTCACTACATGAGTCAGTATATGAATGACCCGGACAATCCTGAGGTACTTGAGTTCCGGGAGCGTTGGCTCAATCAGTATTGCCTTATTAAGTCCCAACGAGCTGTTGGGGAAAAGAAGGAAGAGGGGCCTGCCTGCGAACTGGACGGTCGAAAGTTCTACGTTGCAGATATGGATGTGGTTCTCGTAGTCGATCCGGCGGCCTCCGGCGACATCGAAAGTCGTTTTATCGAGGACCTTAAGCGTGGGAGAGCGCGGAAGTCTAATAATGCGGTTGGGATTGTTGGCCTCCATGGATCAGGCAGGTATTTTTTACTCGACCTTTGGGTTGGTAGAGGTAAAGGGGAAAATCCTGAACTTCAAGTTGCTGAGAAGATGATGAAAATGGCGATGGCATGGCGCGGGTACGTCCGTTGTGGTTATGTAGAAGCCTATGGAGCTCAGAGAACCCTCATCACCGTTTACAATATGCTCTGTAGGGATAACAATTTCCATTTCAGAATTGAAGAAATCCCCAGGGGCATTCAAAAAGCAAAGAAAGTTAGAATCCGTGGTGCTATGGGCGGCCCTGGTCAGAATGGCCAAATCTGTTGCCGACGGCATCACGATGCCTTTATTTATGAGTTCTCAAAGTTCCCACAGCTCCCTGACCAAATGGATACACTGGATATGTTCACTTGGGCGGTGTTGATGTTGAAGCGCCCCTACAGTGAGACTGTCAGTAAGGTCGTTAAGGAGCAAAGACAAAAGCGGCGTCAGAAGCGCCTGCAGGTCATTGGGAGAGGAGGTTATTGATGAGTGTGAATAAGCGCGGTCAGCGTGACGGAACTGGTCCCTATAAGGGTAGTTACCAACGGAAACAGGGCAAGAAGGGCAAGCGGCAGCTTGCTGGGGAGAAGTGTCCCAATCCTAAGGGGAAGAAGTAATGCCGCTCACTGAGAAAGAGCAGAAAATCAAACGGTCAATGTATAAGACCTATGGCTCCAAAGAGGGTGAGAGTGTCTTTTATGCTTCTGTGAATAAAGGGAAGTTTGGTCAGGCATCTAAGAAGCGTCACCGGGGCCGGCCTGCAAGTAAGAGGAACAGATGAGTAATGCTGTAGCGCCCCCAGAGGGGACCACACAACCGACCGCCAAGCCAATCATAGGAACCTCTAACAATGTTGAGATTGGACAGGACCTTGCTGCTCAAATAGATGTCCCCCAGGACAAACTCGAAGCCATTGGCCTCTGGCTGGTGTCGGAGATTGACAAGGCGAAGGGCGAAAGGGCAGAGCTTGAGTCACGGCTTGCTGAGTGGGAACGTCTCTACGAGGCGAGGCCTCTTGTTAAGACCAAGACTGAGCCCTGGGAGGGGGCATCCAACCTTATGGTTCCTGTCATTGCCACCGCTGTGGATGCAGTCTTGGCCAGGGTCCTCAATGCCGTCTTTGGTGGTAAGAAGCTGTGGACTGGTATTGGCAAATCTGCTAAGTGGGTGCCGTTGGCCAATCCGATGGAGGACTTTCTTGACTGGGTGGGAAAAGAAGTTCTTCACATGTACCGGTTCTGTCAGTCATGGTTCCTCTCTATGGTTAAGACGGGGACCGGTATTGCTAAGATGCCTTGGGTTAAAAGAGTTCGTAATGTCATGTACAAGGACGCTAATGGCGCCATTGTTAATCAGCCGGTTGTTATTCATGACGGCCCTCTCCCTGAGAACGTTCCTCTCTCTGATTTCTACTTCTCCTCGGATGCTCTCATTACTAAGAACATCCAATATTGTGAGTGGATTGCCCATAAAACAATCTTGACTTGGAAACAGATTAAGGAGAGGGAGACCTCGGGAATCTTCTTTGATGTTGACCGCATCAAGGCCATGAAACGAAGTGACATTTCGCAGGCCGAAGCGGGAAGTCAAGAGGCTTCAGGAGTTCAGCCGTCTGAATATAATGACTATGAGCTGTGGGAGTTCTGGGCATCTTATGATGTGAACGAAGATGGTATCCCGGAAGAAGTTCTTGTGACCTTGGAACCCTTGTCAGGAACTGTCCTCCGAGCCGTTTACAACTTCTATCGCCATCAGGAGAGGCCTTTCCATCTAATCCGTTATATGCCGAGGGACAACAATCTTCTTGGCATCGGCGTCTGTCAGATGCTGGCGGACATTCAAGAAGAAATAACCACAATTCACAATCAGAGGCTCGACAATGCTACTATTGCGAACACACGTGCATGGAAGCGACGGAAGGGAACTACCCTTGATGCCGATGAGATCTATCCTGGTGCATTTATTGATGTGGATGACATGGATGATATTGAAGAGCTTAAGCTCGGTGATATCTACCCGTCACTCCTGGCTGAAGAGCTCCATACGAACGCCATCGGGGAAAAGAGAACTGGAGTGTCTGATTACACAGTCGGCCGAGAGTCCCAAGCAATTGGTAGTCGTGCTACAGCAACGTCAACTCTGGCGCTTATCCAAGAAGGGAACAAGCGGTTCCAAATGACCATTCGGGACATCCGAGAGGCTCTCACAGACATGGCCCATCAGACCATTATGCTTTATCAACAGTTTGCCATTAACAACGAGGTGATGTACGAAATCTTCGACGAGAAAGAAAAAGGCGTTGTTATGAAGTACTTTCAGATGCCAGTGGAGTACACCAGAGCCAACATTGCTATTGACACTCCGGCTATCTCAGAGGCCCATAACAAGGAAGTTGCTCAACAGACCATGCTTACTCTAATGGGGGTTGTCAAGGAGTTCTATGAAGGAATGATGGAAGCCTTTGCTCTTGCCACTAATCCCCAAGCCCCAGAGCAGTTGAAAGCCCTGGCTATTCAAGGGGCAACTGCCGGAGCTCAGATTTGGAAGAAAGTCCTTGAAGCATTCGATTTTAGAGACGCAGATACATTCGTGCCTGATATTGAATCCCTCTTGGGATTTGGACAGGCGGCGGAGATATTAGGAGGCCAGAATGAACTTGGAGCAGTTGGAGGACCGACTGGAAACATTGCGCCGGGCATCCAGCAATCCCCTATGGGTGCTGGTGCTACAGGAGTTGGAGCGGCGGGAGCAGTCCCTCTTCAGCAAGGCGTTGGAGCAGTTGGGCCAGGAGCAGTTACTTGAAGTCAGAGGTTTGAGGTATTGTAAGAACATACCACAGACACTAATAAACGTCTTGACCGAAGAAGTCAAGAAGATGAAGAGGAGGGCACAAAATGCCTGAACCGCAGAAAAGTATCTTTGCGGGTCTACCAGATAATCTGCCTAAGCCACCTGAGGGAACTCCCAAGGTTGAGCTGCCAGCAGAATTGCAGGGGAAGACCCCGGAGGAAATCTATACGAGTATGTCAACGGCACACCACCAAGAGGTGGAAGCTGCTGTCAACAAAACCAAGGCGGACATCGTTGATAAAGCGGCCGCTGCAAAACCGGGAGAACCAAAACCGGGGGAGAAACCAAAATATGGGCCATACACACCTGGACAGCAACAGCCGGGCCAGCAGCCCGGCCAACAGCAACAGGCACAGCAACAGCCTGACCAGTATCTCGACCCTGAGGGATTCATGGAAGCTCAGTTTGACAAGAGGATTGCCCCTCTTGCCACCGCAACGGTCGCTGCCATGCGAGAGTCGAATAAACAGGGATTCGTGAACAGTCTCCCTGAAGGGGAGTATGATAAGTACGGTGAGGAGATCGAGCAGATGGTAAATGGGTTCGCTCCTCAGGTGCAGATGCACCCCAATGCATATCGGGTGGCATATAATTATGCCCGCTCTCTTCATGTGGATGAGATTTCCACGGCGAAGGGCGATGAGATTGCTAATCAGAAGCTCACCAAGGTTTTGGCGGGGCTTGGCATTTCACCTGAAGCAGTTAAAACTGCAATGGAATCTGGAGAGCCGGTGAGAGCGAAGGGACCACAGTCAACATCAAGCCTATTTCAACCGAACGTGGGTGTGCCGGTGGTTGAAACTTCAACCCCAACTGTCACACCAAGTTCAACCCCAGTGAAGAAGGTGAATAAGAAAACAGAGGAACAGAAACGCATCATGGGAGAGTTTGGGATGACCGATAAAGAGTACGATGAGTATGCAGATTTGAATACTGACCTAATCAGTCAGCTTGCAGGAGGTGAAAGATGAGCACCGCAATGGAAAGATTAAAGGCTAAAAAAGATGTGGCGCAGGACAATAGTCAGATGAACATTGAGGACATGGACGTTGTGATGGGAGTTGACCCTGCGGTTGACAATGTCACAGAACATGCTAAGGTTATAATCGCTGCTGACGAGGCTAAAGACCGCGCGAGTGGCGTTATTATAGATGGCGGGTCGATGGAGGAAAAGGACTTTCCCCGAGCGGGAGGGTCTCCTGATAATATCCAACTCGCCCCAGATCAGCTCAACAAGGCACTCAAAGCCATCGTGGAGGATTATACCGCTAAGATGGCCACAGCTGAGAATAAAATTGAGGAGCTAAAGTTGACACTTGAAATGCAGGGTGCCAAAGATGAGCTGGGCAAACCGACAAGGAGTAAAGTGGAGGTCGTCGCAGTTATGCATGGACCAATGGATCACCAAGCGGCGTTGGTAAACCTCCACCAAGAGAAACTGAAGGGTAAAGTCGCCCGCTTCGTCAACAATAGACCTGATATCCGCTCGTTGAGAAGGAGTCAGGGCTTCGATCCAATTCTTGATAAGGACGGTAACGAGGTACGATACATAGACGGCGTCCTAATGGCAATGCCAGAGAAGAGGCACGAGAAAGAAATACGTGGACCCAAGAAACGACTCAAGGAGTTCCGGCGCAAGGCAATATCTCGTAAGTTTCACGAGCGCGGGAAACAACTTGGAGTTGAGACCTACGGGGACATCACGTATGACAAAGGGGAGTCTTAGAAATGGCTGAGAACTTAGTCAAGGCCAAATCGTGGTTCCAGAAGTTCGCTGTCGCATTTACCCTCACTGGAGGTCCGGCCGTTGTTATACACAAACCAACTGCTGCAAGCCAGACCATCAAGAGGGGCGATCCACTGACCATCTCCGCTGGGGAAGTGTCACTGGGAGCTTCTGATAGTGGTTCCATTTATGGGATCGCTATGGCTGATGTAACCACTACGGCCGCCGATGAGAAGACCGAGGTAGCAATCGCGGTCGCTGATCGGAACACCGTCTTTGTTGGTCAAGCGGATGACCAGACGGATTCTATCGCTGATGGCGCTGAGTGTGACATCGTTGATAGTGGAACAAAATGGTTGGTAGACGTTGGATCCTCAACTGAGGATGTCTGCCTTATCGTAGGACATGTACCGGGAGATGTTGTGGATGATGCTACTACAGCGGGAAGGCTGTACTTCATCTGGAAACGTTCTTCATGGGATGTGCTTGTAGCAGCACTGTAAGGAGAAGTTATGGCTACTACAACTGCGGCTTTTAGTCACCTACTCGCCCCCGGGTTACGGAAAGTATTCTTTGATGAATACAAAACCTGGCCAGAGGAGTACTCAAAGATAGCGACTGTTGAGAGTTCGAGTCGCGCTTATGAGGAAGAGTTGGTAACCGCTGGACTCGGACGGTTCGAGCGGAAACCGGAAGGCACGTCACTGATCTATGACGACCCAATTCAGGGAGACAAGAAACGGTACACACATGTGACGTTTGCCCTGGGATTTCGGGTTAGTCGAGAGGCGTGGCAGGATGACCTGTATTCGGTTATGAAGAAAATGTCCAAGGAACTCGCAATGTCTGCCCGGCAGACTGTGGAGTTAGAGTTCGGCTCGATGATCGACGATGCGTTTGCAGGAGGCACTCACCTGGGTGCTGATGGTAAGGCCCTTTGTGCAACTGATCACCCGCTCTTAGTGGGTGGGACATACCAGAACAGGCCTACTGTGCATACCGACCTCGGTGTTGGGGCGTTGAGATCATCGCTTGAGAGAATCGAGTTAATGGTCAGTGAGCGTGGCTTACCGATCATGACTTTCGGAAGCACCGTAATAGTCAGTCCCACTTTTCAGTGGGTCGCTAAAGAGATGCTGAGCCCGAAGACTGAGTTTGCACCCTACACCGACGAGAATCAGATCAATGCCTTTAGGGACATGAACCTGGGGTACATGGTCTATCACTTCATGTCAGACAGCGATATGTGGTTCACACTGGCTCAGAAGTCCGAGCATGACATCAAGTTCTTCTGGAGACAGAAGCCCCTGTTTGAGAACGGGGACGACTTTGACACCAAGGACGCTAAGTTCTCCGGCTTCATGCGTTTCAGCTATGGCTTTACGGACTGGAGGGGCGTAGATGGCTCCTCAGGGGGCTGATTATGCCTAATCCACATCCAACAGTATTAAACCCTATGACGTGGCCAGCGGTCAATGTCAGTGGAAGTCCGCTGGATCAGGAGGTCCAGCGGGTCGGGAACCTCGATGTCAACGGCCAATTGAGGGTCAGTGGTGGAGCACTCGGGGTTGGTAACATGGGGCTCATTCCCCAGAACGTCTGGTTTGTAGATGACGAGAACGGGAACGACAGTAATGATGGTATGTGCTGGAACAACGCTTTTAAGACCATCCAAAGAGCCGTCAACCAGGCGAGGTACGGTGCCTCAAGTGGGGCACTGGAGTATGTGCTCAAAGCTCACCATAAGTTCATCTTTGTTAGACCAGGCCACTACAACCTCACGTCTTACATCTCAATGAGTGGTTATGGTATGCACCTCATCGGCCTTGGGGCCGTCCCTGGGAAAGATTATGGGGTTTCCCTTAACTACGATGGAGCTTTAGCTGCTACAGGAGTTATTGCCTTCTCGGGTTCGCACAACTCCATTCAGGGGATCCATATTTCCACAGACGCTGCAATCCCGGGCATCTATATAGCCGGGGGCGACAACAACCTCATTGAAGGGAATGTCATTGAGGGCAACGGCACTACATCAACCGCTGGAATCTACGCGCCGAACATGAAAGGCTCGTGGATTCGGAACAATGTTATCGCTCGTTGCATCAAGGGCATCGACGTGCCGGGCGGGGTTGATTGCTACTTCCTCTTCGGTGGAATCGTGGGCAACCAAATCTGGTCCGATATCGCAACTGCTAAGGGCATTCACATCGCATCAGTAGTGTCACTCCTGACCCATGGATCACGCATTTCACACAACTTCATTGCACTGCCTGGGGCAAGTGCTAAGGGAATCGACATTGATCATAATGGTTGCATCATGGTTTCTGAGAACAACATCGTGATGACCGGTGGTGGAGTTGGCATTGAAACGGCCGGGGACGGCATCTTGCATAACCACGTGTCCGTTTCAAGTAGCATGGTTGGCGAAGCTGGGGCAACCGCCAAGTTCGTCAATGACAACACCCAGGGATAAGGAGAGTATTATGGGCAAGAAACATCCCGACGATATTCGGTTTGAACAGGAGGTGGCCCAAATGCGGGCAATGGATCCTCCCACACCGTGGCCTAAGAAGGTTGAGAAGCCTCCGCGGGCTGTTGGTACAACCGAGAATACAGACAAGGAGGGGGCTTAGGCCCTCTCCTTTTTAAAGAGGGAAATTATGGTGATTCTGTATGTTCTGTCAAGCATCTTTCTCCTTGTTGATGTATTTCTGCTTGTTAGAGCTTCCCGTAAGTTGAAGTTAGTTATACAATGCGAGAACGACATTGTACAAGCGCATGATGAGATTCTACAGAGGGAGCAGGAGTTACTACAGAGGGAAGGGGAGCTATTAAGTGACAGGGAAGTCATTGAGGAGGAGGCGGAGAAGTTGCTCCAGGCATCTCCCGCTCCCACGGTTGACAGGAGAGCGAGATATCTAAATCGACTTGAGAAGTCTATGAGGGGACTTGAAATGATGATGGGAGGACCAAGATGAAAAAGCTACTTATTATCGGTTTAATGCTGATTATGACAATGGGATGTTGGGGTCAGAATATTTTCAGGGGAACTGAAGCGACTCCGACATGGGATGCAGTTATAGAGATGGGCGACGGGACTCCGATTTGCCCGACGGATAGTATATCCTACGAAGTGTATATGTCTCCGGTGGCCGATCCACAAAATCCAAGCGTACCGTTTCCACAAGAT